TGCATGTAAACTTAAATTGTAGGTATAACTTTCAAAATCGTGCAAGGGATTTACAAGTGGTTGTTGTGCTGGTGCAGTACCTCTTACTTCTACTGTATAAACAGGTTCTTTTGTGGTAGGGGATACCAGACTAGGAGAAAAAGCAGATTGTTGTGCATTTAAACCTTCTGCTTCTTGAATAAACGATTCATCAACTTGTGCTTGGGCTGCTTCATCTACCAAGTAAGGACTAAGACTACCTGTAGGTACGAAATTCTCTGCACCAAACGATTCCACTACAGATGTCGTGTTTCGACTTGACGGTATTACAAATGGATCTGGTTCATTATATACTGCGCCTGTTTGTTCTTGAATTGCCTGATCGACGCCTTCGAACTCGGCACTAAAATCAAAAAGGTTAGCCATTATGTAATGATACCTTGTAATGTTTCTTTTTTAGGTACTGCAATACGTTTACCAATACGCATGTCAAAAATGGGATCGTTTATTACATTTGGGTTTCTTACAGCAAACACCCACCATAATCCAGGATCACCGTATAAGTCATATGCTAATAGGTCCGGCCGATACTGATAAGTCTTGTTTACAGTAACAATAACATCACCTTGCAGTTTAGGAATGCTAGGAATGTTTGCTAAATCCAGGTATCCTCCAATAACCGGTGTATTGTAATAAGGACTTGTTGAGTTGTATTCAACCTTAGAACTAGACCGTGCCATTAAATAAATCCTCCCCTAGCGCCACGTGAATCTTGTATCAGGCCTCCAGCAGCATAACGCTCTAGTGTAAAGTTTCTTGCCACGTTATTTTTGCTGTAAATTGGCTGTAGTCCGATACGTAATGTACAAGCAGTGGGCAGTCTTGCTGGTACTGCATAATTACTATTTTGTATGGGATTGCCGGCGGTGCTTTGCAAACTGGCGCCAACTGGTATTTTTATATAGTCTACATCACCAGGCATAGTATAACTAAAATCTGTCACTACACAAGGAACGTGTGGTAAAATTGCTGGACCATATCCGTCTAAAAACACCATTGGAGGTGGTGTACCTGCTAGTTGACTATTTCCAAAAAACATTTTTGTTGTGCTTTTTAAGAATTGCATAACTGCAGCAAGATACTGTCCTTCTTGAATATTTTGTACAGTAAAATCAGCAGTAATGTTTATACGTTGTACTGAACTTTTGTCATAAAAGTAACTTTGATAATTGCTATGTGTTAATGGTTGCGCTGTGTAATCAGCCTGGTGTGAAATATCTACTTGTGGAGTATAAGGAAAAACTACACCATTGGTTTGACTCAACGGGTACAATATAGGATTACCTGGATTATTATAAAACAATGCAGCAGTCTGTGGTTGCATACTAATACGCACACGCCAGTCATCGTCAGGACCAATTGAACTAGGGTTCGCACCAGTAGAATTAAAGTTAAATACACTACCAGCTATGGCTTCCAAAGCAAAGGCTCCACCTTTTACAATGCCTTCTGCAAGGGTACTTAAACGAAATGCACTTGCATCTCCGCCTGATGCAAACTGTTGTTGTGGTGCTACCCCAGCAGTTTGACTAACTCCAGATGGATCTGTGTTGTCTGAGTTACTACTAGGACCTTGCTGTAAATTTGCCATAATTATTCCGATTTAAAATATTTATCGCCAAAAATTATGCCAATTTTGCATTCAAGAATTGACAACCCAGTAAAACTATGTTACTATTATAACAGTATAAAGGAGAACGGTTATTAAACACAATTACCTTAATAATAAAGATATTCTTAAAGAAATACACAAAAGTAAAACTACCTATTGCAGTTATTTGGACCAAGACGCTGCTAATTTTGACATGATCGTAGACAGTGTCAAAAAAATCAATAAGAAAAACATTGTGGCTGCACGCCGTGCAAGGGCGGAACGCTTGACCAAACTGGCACATGAGCAGGCTGTAAAAGAAACAGGACAAAAGCAAAAGTTAGAAGATTTTGAAATTAAGTATACCAAAATCCCACAAACTGACTGTGTGTTTCGTGTAATGACTTGGGAGCATATCCCCTTAGATGAAGTCAAAACTAACAAAGCACGTCAACAGGCTAAAGACTTAGTTGACGATGAGGACGAACCAGCACACACCGAGTATGACGAGGAAGATCCTAAACATAACAAGTATGTCAAAGTAAACTTTCCACCGTTTTATCACTATCGTGTCGATGCCGAGGGTGAACCTGTACTGGTAGGCAAAAGTCACTGGCGGGGCGATTTAGAGTCGGGAGAATTTTCACGTGAGCATGGACAAATGACCAACAAATTGGCACACATGTTTATGAAACTGTGCGAGCGTTATGCTACTCGATCAAATTGGCGCGGCTACACTTACAACGACGAAATGCGTAGCCAGGCACTGCTACAGTTAAGCCAAATTGGCTTACAGTTTGATGAAAGCAAGAGTCAGAACCCATTTGCTTACTATACTGCGGCAATTACTAACTCGTTTACTCGTGTGCTCAACATTGAAAAACGTAACCAAAATATCAGAGATGACATTTTAGAAATGAACAACCTAAACCCCAGTTATACACGACAGGGCATGATGACTGGTGGTGGTGGCGGATATTACGACGAATGACAATTTTTCCAGTTGCAGTAGACCAAAAACGAAGTTATAATAGATAGATGGCTAATCTATTCAAAAAAGCAGCCGTGTTCACGGACATACACTTTGGCTTAAAGTCAAACAGTCAACTGCATAACGAAGACTGTTTGAACTTTGTCAAATGGGCTACTCAGACTGCACGAGACCAAGGCTGCGAAACTGCTTTATTCCTGGGGGACTGGCACAACAACCGTGCCAGTATTAATATTGTTACACTGAACTACAGTCTGCAGGCCTTAGAGCATTTAAACGCAAACTTTGATCAGGTCTACTTTATCCCTGGTAACCACGATTTGTACTATAGGGACAAACGTGACATACAGAGTGTAGAGTGGGCTAGACATTTGCCCAATGTTAGAATCTGTAATGATTGGTTCTCGGAAGGTGATGTAACTATTGCACCTTGGTTGGTAGGTGATGACTACAAACGTGTGCCAAAACTAAAGACCAAATATGTATTTGGACACTTTGAACTTCCTCACTTTTACATGAACGCCATGGTGCAGATGCCCGATCACGGTGAAGTCAAACGTGAACAGTTTCGGGCCTGTGAACAAGTTTACACAGGGCACTTTCACAAAAGACAAAACCACGGCAACATCACTTATATTGGCAACTGCTTTCCACACAACTATGCAGACGCTGGTGATGATGACAGAGGACTGTGTGTTATTGAATGGGGCAAAGAGCCTGAGTATCATGCTTGGCCCGATCAACCCAGATACCGTGTGTTAGGCTTGGCAGCAATACTGGATCATGCCGACGACATACTGGCGCCAGGTATGCATGTGCGTGTGAACTTGGACATTGATATCAGTTACGAAGAAGCCAATTTTATCAAAGAAACTTTTATTGGGCAGTATAACCTGCGTGAGATTACACTGCTGCCGCAAAAGAATACAGACTTATCAGAGTATGAAATACAGGGTAATGTGCAGTTCGAAAGTGTAGATCAGATTGTAACTAATCAACTAACTGCTATTGCCAGCGATCACTACGATAATAATCTGTTACTGGACATTTATAGGAATCTTTAGTGGCAAAATTTCTTGTTGTGCGTTATCCGCCAGGAGGTGCAGGTAAAATGCTTTGTGCTCTTCTAGGATTTCACCCCGATATACAATCTTGGAATAACACTGAGCAATCTGATTCAGAATGGTTTAAAAGTAGTTTTACCAGCGATTTTGATTCTTGGTTAGATAATGAACCAAAAAACTGCTATTCAATAAATCAATATTACAGTGCAACATATACAAGAGGGGACGATTTATCAAATCTTCCAATAAATTTTGCCGACTTGTGGATACCATTACATACACATAAATTTAATATCCCAAATTGGATGCAGCATTATCAAATAATTACTATTATGCTAGATCAGCCAAGTTTAAAATGGTTCTATAAAAGCAAATGGCGCAAACGATACTCTGCACGTAAAATAGATGATGGCTATGAAATTACTCAACAAGAACATAGAGACAGTTATAAAATTGCTGGCTTTGAAAGCCAAAATCTGTACAAAGTAAAAACAAACAGTCTATATAGATTCATAAGGAACAATATTATTGAAGACAACTTCACTCATCTTTTTAAAAATCCTCCTGTTGGAAAAAACGATATTGTGATCCCGCTAAGTGAATTACTAGAATATAAAAGTATCATAGATAACCTACAAAAAATTGCAAATACTTTGCAAATAATTCCATATGAAAATTTAGAAAACATATACAATCATTGGAGGAACTTGCATGACTATTAGCGTAATTGATGTTATTGACTTGATCCATTATCGGCAAGACGCACCTTCATTACATGGTAAGTTAAAAACACTTTTTAAGGAAGAATTTAAGCCAAATGAAAGAATTGTAGTTTTACATAACGACACTGACTTTTATTTTTTAAATTCTCCTTTGAGTTTTACAATATACAATCTATTATTAGCGATTAAATCTATGGGATTTCCTGGTTTCGTTTTTAGATTTATTTGTAACAGTAGTAACCTTAAAAAACAATTAATTCCTTACTTTGACAATAATGATCAACCGGAAGTTTTTAATCTTATTCTAAACTATAATAGTTACAACAATGTTAAAGATATTATAAGATATAGGAAAAATATAATATATCCTATGTTGTGTATGGTGGGCTTATTAAGAGCACATAGAGAAAAACTTATAGCCTACATCATTAAAAATAATTGTTCGGAGATTCAGTATTCAATTAACAATCCAAACACTAAAATGCTAAGTGAAATACCTACAAATCAAAATCAGAGCAATATCGATGACAATTTGGATTATGTTTACAATAATGCGATTTCAGTTAGTGAAGATTGGACAACGTTAACGCAAAACAAAGAAATTTTATTTTTAAATCAAATTCCTGTACCAAAAAGTTACATAAATCCAAATATACCACCAAACGGATCTGATTTTTACAAAGAATTCGCAGTAGATTTAGTGTCCGAATCAGTTTTTGATTACCCATCTGTTTACATAAGTGAAAAAATATTGAGACCAATATTGTGTACAACTCCTTTTATCATATTGGGTGCGGTAGGAACTATTCGATATCTGCAGTCGTTTGGAATAAAAACTTTTGACGATTACTGGGATGAAAGTTATGACTCCATTGAAGATCCCAGTGAAAGATTCTTGGCAGTTATGAAACAAGCGGAGATTGTTTCTAAGTGGCCGCTAGACTATTTGAAACAAATAAATCTTGAATTAGAAAGTAGACTGTTGTATAATAGGCAAATAATTTTAGACTACATCGATCAAGTATTCAAACCAATTTATAAAGAAATAAGCGATAATGTTCAAAATAAAAACACTGTCAGTTAAAAACTTTATGAGCGTGGGCAATGCCACACAGGGCATCGACTTTGACCGTCAAGATTTGACCTTGGTCTTAGGGGAAAACTTAGATTTAGGCGGTGACGATAGTGGCGCACGTAATGGTACAGGTAAGACTACAATCATCAATGCACTTAGTTATGCACTGTTTGGACAGGCACTGACTAACATCAAAAAAGATAATCTAATCAACAAGACCAACGGCAAGGCCATGTTGATCACCATCGACTTTGACTGCGAAGGACAGAGTTACAGGATTGAGCGTGGACGCAAACCCAATGTGCTCAAGTTCTATGTCAACGACGAAGAGCAGGAAAGTAGAGACGACAACAGTCAAGGTGACAGCAGAGAAACACAACAGGAAATCGAACGCTTGCTCAACATGAGTCATGACATGTTCAAGCACGTTGTAGCCTTAAACACTTATACAGAGCCTTTTCTCAGTATGCGGGCCAATGACCAACGTGCTATCATTGAGCAGCTTCTGGGTATTACCATGCTGAGTGAAAAAGCTGAAGCATTGAAAGAGCTAAATCGTTCTACTAAAGATGCCATTCAACATGAAGAAGCAAGAATTAAAGCAGTGTCAGATGCCAACGAGCGCATCAACAATCAAATTGAAAGTTTAGAGCGCAGGCAAGTACTGTGGCAAAAGAAAAAAGACAGTGAAGTTGCTGCTTTACAAAGTGCCTATGACGAACTGGCCAAGTTAGACATTGAAGCAGAATTGGCTGCACACAAACTGTTGGCAGATTATGACCGTAAAAAGTCGCAAGTTGACGAATGCACAAAATGGATTACTAGTATTGAACGTGACAACGACAAACAACAGAAACTCATTGACAAACTAGAAAAAGAAATTGCTCTATTGGAAGACCATAAGTGCCATGCTTGTGGGCAGGACATACACGATGCCAAGCAAGAAGAAATACTTAAAAGCAAGCAAGAACAAAAGCAAGAAGCCGCACTACAGTTATTAACAAATGACACACAATGGCAGGAGCACACAAAAACTGTAGCAGACATAGGCGAGTTAGGCAGTCGGCCCGAAACATTTTACTCAGCAGAAGCAGATGCATTTGAACATAGAAGCAGTATGGGCAGTGTGCTAACGCAGTTAACTGCCAAACAGGAAGAACCGGATCCCTACAGTGAACAGATCGCAGAAATGAAAGAAACTGCGGTTGAAGAGATTACTTACGACACTATCAATGAATTGACCAGAGTCAAAGAGCACCAAGAGTTCTTGCTCAAACTGTTGACCAACAAAGATTCATTTATTCGTAAAAAGATCATTGATCAGAACCTCAGTTACTTAAACGGCAGATTGGCGCAGTATCTGGATCGTATTGGTTTGCCACACCAGGTCAAATTCTTAAACGACTTAACTGTAAGCATTGAAGAATTAGGTCGTGAGTTAGACTTTGACAACTTGAGTAGGGGAGAACGCAATCGTTTGATCCTCAGTTTAAGTTGGAGTTTCCGTGATGTATGGGAAAGTCTGTATCAACCTATCAACTTGTTGTTTATCGATGAGTTAGTAGATTCGGGTATGGATGCTTCGGGTGTAGAAAACAGTTTGGCTATTCTTAAGAAAATGAGCAGAGAAAGCAACAAGAGTATCTGGCTTGTCAGCCACAAAGACGAATTGGCTGGGCGTGTAAATAATATTTTAACTGTAGTCAAAGAAAACGGATTTACCAGTTATACAACGGATGTAGAAGTTGTATAATAATCAGAACTTATAACTTATAAACTATTATGGCATAATTAAAATACACATGGACGTAGAACAAATCCCCAATGACTTGGCTGTATGAAGGTAAAGATATTGACCAATTACCCGAGGACTGTGCTGGATTTGTATATCTCATTACAAACTGTGTATCAGGGCGCAAATACATAGGCAAAAAACTAGCAAAATTTAAAAAAACAACAACAAGAACTGTAAAATACAAAAATGGTAACAAACGCAAAAAGAAGATTCGATCACAAGTCGATTCTGACTGGCGCGAATATTATGGCTCTAATTTGGAACTAATCGAAGACGTAAAAACATTAGGCAGTGAAAATTTTACAAGGGAAATACTATACCTTTGTAAGAGTAAAGCAGAATGCAGTTACGTTGAAGCAAGAGAACAATTCCTAAGACGTGTATTAGAATCAAATGAATATTATAACGGACATATACAAGTCCGTGTCCATGGCTCCCACATCTTAAACAAAATCAGTAACGGCTAGCACAGGCTAATATCGTGTGCGTTGGACCTGACTCATCGGAGGACAGGGTGGCAAGTCTCTGCGCTGTACAGAGCACTCAACTACTATCCTTAACAGGACGAAGATCGCAAACTGCCGCGGTTTAGTTGTTT